AACGGATCAATTGAAGACTTATATACGCAACTTAGAAATCTGGTATTAAGGGCGCAGGTTTCCACGGAAGTCTAGAACCAGCAACCTCAATATGGCAGTTAGCACAAATAGTTCTTAGGTTCTCCCATGCTACATTTTTAAGGTTACCATCGACATGATACACAAAGAGTTGTTTTAATGTCTTAGCCTTAAAGCCACATTTCTCACATTTCTCTTTTTTCTTATACCCCGACTTTACCCATGCAGGTAGTTGGGGTTTCTGTTTGCGTCCTTTACGGATACAACTCGCACAACTATTGCGATAGTGTGTTACTTCTTCCTTAACATAGTTGACTGCAACAGGATTTTCGTTGCATATGGGGCATATCTCTCTTTTTAGCATACATATACTTACCACTCTACCCCTGCAAACCTTTGCAAAGGCTCCTGTAGCCACCTAAAAATACACCGATTTAATAAATAACTATAACATGTATTTTAAAGGAACAATACTATGGCAATCTTAGTTTCCCCAGGTGAAAGTATTACCGTAACCGACGAGAGTATGTATGTATCTGGTGCAGTAGGTTCTGTACCATTGGTAGTCCTAGCTACAGCGCAAGACAAAGTTTACAACGGTTCAGTAGCCGCGGGTACAACTAAAGCTAAAGCAGGAACGCTACAAGCATTTACAAGTCAACGCGATTTGATCAGCGCATTTGGTCAACCAAAATTCCAATTCAGTTCTGCAGGTCTTCCATTGAATGCTAGCGAAATCAATGAATATGGTCTATTTGCCGCATACAGCGCATTGGGTGTTGGCAATCAGTTATACGCAATTCGTGCCGATGTTGATTTAAATCAATTGGTTGCGACAAACGATCGTCCGCTAAACAGCCCAGCCAATGGTGCATACTGGTTAAATCTAAACAACACAACCTTTGGTTTGAATGTTTGGAATTATACCACTGGCGCATTCAGCACAGTGACTCCAATCAATGTGACACAAGCATCTCAAGTTACATTAAATGGTAGCGTGACATACCCAACACAGGCTGTTGGTAGCATCGGTTCTTACGCCGTGGTTTATGTTAAAACAGACGGCACACAAGAAATCCATAATCGTCTATTCTACAAAGCCACTGCTAATTCATACACAGGTTCTGGTAACCTAAACAACCAATGGGTACAAGTTGGTTCTTCATTATGGCAACAGGCTGTTCCAGCAGTGGCCGGTACAGTGGTTAACCCAACAATTCCTGTAGGTTCTTCAGTACACATCAATGGTGTGACAGTTACACAACCATCAGGTCCAACAACATTGGCTGCATTTGTTGCCACAATCAACAGTGCAAACATTCCAGGTGTCAATGCCGCAGTATCAACAACAGGTACATTGTTGTTGTTTGTGACCAGCGCATCAACATCCGGCTATCCAAGCAGTACTACTCCAGATGGTTCTTTGGTAATTACTGATGGTACAAACACACCATTTGCAACAACTGGTATTGATGTTACTAAAACATACAATGCGCCATTGTTCTACTATGGTTCATATGCACAAGCTCCAAGTTGGAGAAGCACAGATACTCACACAGCGTATCTAAGTGGCCCAACACCAACAGGTAGTTTATTCTTAATGACTACTGTTACAGGTGGCGGCGCAGATGTATTCTTAGAACAGTTTAATGCTACAACAAACGCATGGAATCAAATTAGTGTCCCATTGTTTGCAAGTCCTAAGGATGCTATCTACGGTTTAGATCCAAACGGTGGCGGCTTAGGTATTGCCGCTAACAGCGTATTTGCCGCATATAAGCCAGATGATTCTAGTGCCAATGTGTTGACATTGTATACTCGTACATCAATTGGCCCAACGAGTGTAACTGGTACAACACCACCAAACAGTTCATCATTTACAACTGGTAATTCGTTTACAATTAAAACAACAGCACCGTTAGTCGGCAATGCTCAACTAGTTGGTTCTGGCCTAACAACATATACTGTTACATTAGCAGGTACTGATGCAAATGCATTCGTAGCCGCTATTTCTGCCGCTAACATTCCTTATGTAAGTGCGCAAGTAAACAGCAATGGTACAATCACAATCAGCCATGCAACTGGTGGTGATATGGTATTTGCTAATGTTAGTGGTACTCCATTGACTACAGCAGGTTTCACAAGTGCAACACCTGGCTTGGTACAAGTTAACACAGGCTTACGAGCAAGTAACTGGGTTACATTTGATTATAGCGTTGGCGTAAACCAACCATATGTTGCACCAGCAAGTGGCACATACTGGTACTATGGTGATGCAACAACAGTTGATATCATGATCAATGATAACGGCTGGAAGGGCTATAAGAATGTTTCTAGCGATGCTCGCGGTTATAACTTAACAGTAACAGACCCAATGGGCGTTATTGTAAGTGCCAGCATGCCAACCACACAAACAGACAACACAGCTCTAGTGGCAGGTGATTTGTGGTTGAACACAGAAGATCTAGCTAACTATCCAGCACTAAGCCGTTACAACGGCAATGCATGGGTGTCAATTGACAACACAGATCACACAAGTGAAAACGGTGTTATCTTCTTTGATGCTCGTTGGGATACTTCTGGTACAACAGATATTGTTGAAGGTAACTTACCTGACACAGTAGCAATGTTGACAAGCAACTACTTAGACTTAGATGCTCCAAACTACAAATTATACCCACGCGGTGCATTGTTATTCAACACACGCCGTAGCGGTTTCAATGTTAAGAAGTATGTTCCAGATTACTTCAATGCAACTACATTCCAAAACGAATCACTACCTACAGTAACTAATGCTTGGGTAAGTGCTAGCGGGTACGATAATAAGGATGTTGCATGGTTTGGTAGTAACGCACAACGCAGTATTGTTACTGGTGCTCTAAAGGCCGCTGTTGATAGCAACACACAAATCCGTGAAGATCAAACTTCATTCAACTTGATTACTTGCCCAGGTTACCCAGAGTTAATTCCTAACATGGTTAACTTAAACAATGACAAAGCTAACCGTGCATTTGTTATCGGTGACACACCAATGACACTAGCACCAAATGTTGTTGACATTGATAACTGGAGTAACGATACAGATGGTAACGGTTTAGGTGTTGGTGATCCATACTTAGCAGTATACTATCCATGTGCTCAGACAAATGATCTAAGTGGTAACTCAGTTGTTGTTCCAGCATCACACATGATGTTGCGTACATTCTTGTACAATGACCAAGTTAGCTACCAATGGTTTGCACCAGCTGGTGTACACCGTGGTTTGATTAGCAATGTAAACGATATCGGTTATGTTGATATTAATAGTGGTGAATTTGTTCACAATAGTATTAACCAAGGTCTTCGTGATGCATTGTATCAAACAAACATCAACCCAATTACATTACTACCAGGTGTAGGTATTGTAGCATGGGGTCAGAAGACTCGCAGTCCAGTTGTTAGCTCAATGGACCGTGTGAATGTTGCTCGCTTAGTTAACTACTTGCGTACAATCTTCGCTACAGTTGGTTATGGCTTCTTATTTGAGCCAAACGATACAACAACAAGAAAACAACTTGCTAATATCATTAGCAGTTCATTGAATAACTTAGTAGCATTGCGTGGTTTATACGACTACTTGGTAGTTTGTGACGATAGTAACAACACACCAGATCGTATTGCACAAAACCAACTATATGTTGATGTAGCTATTGAGCCAATGAAAGATGTTGAGTTTATCTACATTCCGATTGCGTTGTTCAACCCAGGTGGCATCGCATCATTAGGAAAATAATTGGAACTGAGAAGCGGTAGAAATACCGCTTTTCAAAACCAAGAGAAAATGGATAAATAACTGTAACAGGAGAATTTTAAAATGCCAGTAGCAAGTTTAACAAATTTCACAGTACCTTTACCAACTAACCAATCGGCTAGTACTCAAGGTCTGTTAATGCCAAAACTAAAGTATCGCTTCCGTGCGAGCTTTAACAATTTTGGTGTAAGTAACCCATCAACAGAATTAACAAAACAAGTAGTTGACATTAAGCGTCCGAATGTTAACTTTAACCCGATCACTATTGATGTTTATAACAGCAAGGTGTTCTTACAAGGTAAGCCAGAATGGCAAGAAACAACAATTAACTTGCGTGATGACAGCACAGGTGCTGTAAGCAAGTTAGTGGGCGAACAAGTTCAGAAGCAATATGACTTCTTAGAACAATCATCTGCACCAAGCGGTGTTGACTATAAGTTCCAACTAGTATTTGAAATGCTAGACGGCGGTAATGGTTCAACAACACCAACAGTATTAGAATCTTGGGAATTAGACGGTTGCTTCTTGAGTCAAGTTGACTGGGGTGATATGGCTTATAACAGCAATGATCCTGTTCAAATTGCTCTAACAGTTAAGTTTGACAATGCTATCCAAATTACAGGTGGCGGCGTAGGTACAACAGTTAAGTCTCAAACACCTGGCAACACATCAAACTAATTAGTTAGTATCCTGTTACAACACGGCCCGGTTTAAACACCGGGTTTTTTATTGGATAAATATTAGTATGAATATAAATCCATTCTTAAATCCTAGTCACACGATGCGCAGTTATCAACATGCGTCACGCATCTATATTGATAACAATTATCGTTTAAGTCCTAAGTACGGGTTCTTATTTTATGTGGAGTTTGATTTAAATCCGGCTATCACACAAATGAGTAGTACAACGATTAAAGAATTAGGAATGATTGTAAAGAGCGTAGGCTTACCAAAGTTTACAATTGATAACAAAATTCAAAATGCATACAATCGTGTAAATGTGGTACAGACTAAAATTAAGTACGATCCTATATCAATTAACTTCCACGATGATCAGGGAGATGTTGTAAGAAGCTTCTGGTATGATTACTATAGCTTCTTCTATCGTGATAGTGATTACACTGATTCATTATATTCACAACAGACAAAATATACAGCTCGCCCAGCAGTTGACTGGGGATATGGTCCTAGACCAGTTCCGTCATATACAAGTGGATCTGTGCCTGAACAGTATCAATATATTCAAGCAATTCGCATCTACAGTTTATATCAAAAGAACTTTAGTGAGTACACATTACTCAATCCTACTATCACATCATTTAAACACGGTGATCATGATAATGCACAAAACGAAATCATGCATCACGAGATGACAATTGCATATGAAGCTGTTAAGTATGAAACAGGGTATACTACAGCAGGTAATGCAGGTGGATTCTATGACTTGCATTACGACAACAAGACTAGTCCGATTGCAAGAAATGTTGGCGCAAACACAATCGTCAATGGTGCAGGACAACCTGCACAAGCACCAAGTGCAGTATTTGATTTAGCAAACAACAATGTACACCCCGGTGACATTGCAAACAATCCATTGAATACTATTGCTGGATTTGGATCTAGTTTAGCCGGCGGCCTATTGAATAATATTACAGGACAGATTGGAACTCAATTAGGTGGATTAGTGTCCGGCGCACTAGGCGGCGGCCTAAGTGGTTTAACAGGTGGTGTAGGACTAAGTGGATTAATGAGCAGTGGAGTAAGCGGGTTAACATCGGGCATATCAATTCCTAATTTAGGAAGTATAGCGTCTGGGTTAACATCACAAGTATCTGGTGCCGCGCAAGCACTTGAAAGTAAAATTGCCGGACTAAGTGGATCATTATCGACTATTCTTGGCAGTGGAACTAGTCCAACAAGTGCTGTGGCTGGAGTTAATTTAATAAACTCAGCTCAATCAATTATTCAACAGAATACACAAATAGCCGGTGCCGCATTACAAGAAGCAAGTGCAATGGTGCCAGCTATAGCTGGTTCAACAAGCACATTGGTAAGTGGCGCCGCAACACAATTATCGAGCGTAGCCGGAGACCTAACTGGATCAGTAACTTCAGGTATGGCATCAGCAACTGGTGCGGCACAATCTGCGTTAAGTAATATTACATCAGGAATTAAAGTATAATGGGACAATACGCAAATAATCTATCCGTTATTGACTTATCGGGCGCAAATAACAATCCAACTAATGTTGCAATTCCTGGCGCAACAATTACAGCAAATGCCGAAGCCGCAATTGTTTCGTTCTTTCAAGGTCTAACTGGAAATAACGATGCTGGCAAATTATTAGCATCATCGATTATTTTCACAAGTGCAATGCAAGGCATTGACCCAATTGGATTAATAGAAGAGTTTAAAAATTTGCCAGCTGGTCAGTTAACAAGTTATTTGGCCGCATTTTTAAATCTAAATAGAATATCTACTAGTTTGTTAGGTGTACAAAATCAACCTAAGGTTAGTAAATATGTTCAACGAAGTATCATAGCATAACATGGCCAAGTACGCTAATGGATTTTTCACAATGAAGAATCCGCAAAAATATGTAGGTAAAAAAACACCTCACTACCGCAGTAGTTGGGAATTTGCATTCATGACTATGTGCGATAATCATCCGTCTATAACATCATGGGCAAGTGAAGCAATTCATGTTAACTACCGCAATCCGTTTACTAACAAAATGACAATCTATGTTCCGGATTTCATGATTGTTTATCAAGATGCAAATGGACAGCAACATGCAGAAGTAATTGAAATTAAACCGCTTAAAGAAACAGGCCTACAAGAAGCCAAAAGTAAGCGTGATCAAGCGTTTGCTATTTTAAACCATGCAAAATGGCAAGCCGCTAAAGCCTGGTGCGCAAGTCAGGGCCTGAAATTTCGGATTGTAACTGAACAAGATATCTTCCATATGGGCGGGGGCAAGAGATAAGTACTACTATATTGGTACTTACATGAAACTCAATCACAATACTTTACTTCAAAATCCCGATCTTGGTTATTACGAAATTGGTGGCGTAAAGTATTGGAACAAAGCCAGTGCATTATTAGAAGGAACTAAACTAGGTTTCAAATATTCCGATTTGCACTGGAATTTTAATGATGATTTTTTCGATAAATTTAATTGGACAGAAGAACCGGCTGGATCAATTACAGAGTACTATCAAACTAGAGCTCGAGCGTTAAGAGAAAAGTACGACTACATAATTTTAAATTGTAGCGGTGGTGCAGACAGCACAACTATGCTTTATAGTTTTTTGCAACAAGGTTTATTTGTTGACGAAATTATGATGCGACATGCCGATGTTGGTACAAAGAAATATCAAGGGCAACTTAATTTAGAAGCATCTAATGAACACAGTGAGTATGAATACGCAGGTATACCACTACTCCAGTGGGTTAACAAAGTTAGTCCAAAAACAAAAATAACTGTGCATGATTTTAGTCTTGATATTATTAATCAAGACTTAACATGGGACGAGAATTTTATCTACTGGTGTGGTGATTATGTCACCCCGGGGTGTATTGTTAGATATACACATGCCTCAATGAAAGACAGTTTATCGATGTTTGATAAAGGGCGCAGTGTGGGAATCTTATTTGGTACTGATAAACCTAGAGTATATGCCCACGATAACAATTTATATTTGTTTTTCATGGACCGTGCAGTACACTCTGCTACTCCTGCAACAGTAACCAATGGTTACGATAATATTAATGTTGAATTGTTTTATTGGGCACCTGAATCAGCAAACATGGTGGCCAAGCAATGTCATTTAATTAAGAATTGGTTTAATCATCCGATGAATAATCGTTTGAAGTATATGTTATCACAAGATTGGTTAGCAAACCCTGTTAATAGAACAGTATATGAATCAGTTATTAAAGGTGTAATATATGAGGACTATGATCTAAGTACATTCCAAGTAAACAAACCATCTCGAACAGTATTGCAAGAATGGGATTACTGGATCAATGATCATACTGATACACCAGGGTATAAAACTTTTATGCGTGGTATGATCCACTTATATCAAAACATTGATAAAAGTTTTCTAAGACATAATGATAAAGATACATTAAGTCTGAACAAAAAGACAGCATTAACCTGGGAATACAAACCTTGCCCATCTAACAGTTACCTAATAGGTCAATTGACTTAAATAATACTATGACCAAGAAATTAGAAGAATTATTTAATCTGCCACCTGCAGATGTTACTCCAGAAGAAGCACAAACTATCTTTGAAGAGAATAAAGATATCATTGAGCAAGTAGATGATGCAATTGATAAAATTGATCATGCTTTGCCGATGGTTCGAGACCTAGACACAGGTGATGAAGAACTAGATGAGTTAGCTAAGTTAGCCCGTGAAAAGTTCGAGGATATGGTAGATTTAGGAATGAATGTAGATCCTAGATTTAGCGGTGTTATTTTGCAAACTGCAAGTACAATGCTAGGACATGCCATTACAGCTAAAACAGCTAAAATGGACAAAAAGTTAAAAATGATTCAATTGCAATTGCAAAAAGCTAAATTGGATCAACAAATTAAAAAAGATGCTGGTAAGGCTAAAGATGATGAAGAACCCATTGATGGTAAGGGTATGGTGCTAGACCGTAACGAACTGTTAAAGCAGATTCTAAACAAAGAAGGCAAATAGCCAAAAAAGCATAAATAACACATAATAGGATTATAAAATGAAAGCATTCCAAACTTACATTTTTGAGTTGAGCAAACCAAGCCAGTTCCGAGTGAAAATGGCCAATGTTGAACCGGTAGGCGAAGTATTAGAGCATATCAAACAGGCACTAGATGCTTATCAACTTGAAACAATCAGCCCGGTCAAAAGTGTGCCAATTCAAGAACACCGCGAATTTCCACAATGGGGTCCATGTGAAGCCTGGACATTTGATGTCACATTAGCATACCCAACCACTGCAATCACTGTTCAACAGTTGATCAAAGAACGAGCACAGATCAATCCAAGTTGGATCTGTGTTCGCAACTTGCAAGAAGCAAACGACACTGCCGACGCTGAAGCACCCAATGCTGATGCGGCCAAAGGTGCATTGTTGACTCAAGAGGATCTAGGCGGTAGCACAGAAGGTCAAGAGTTAGCAGGACAAGCTCGTATTGGTAGCCTACTAAAAGAACTAGAATCACGCAAGTTTGAATTTGCCGAAGACAGCAAAGAATCTGGCAAAACAACAAACGATGAAGCCCAAGGAGAAACAAGTCCTGTGGGCACAAAGCAAAACAAAATTAATGATCAGCGTAAAGGTAATACAAAATGAGCAACGGCATTTATGACATCTTAGGTAAGTTGGCATCTGTAACTCCTAAAGAAGAATCAAAACAAGAAACCAGCAAGCCAATCTACGAAAGTGTAGAGGCTCGTGGTAGTATGCTTGAAGGTGTGACAGCCATTGAAGCCAAACTACAAAAAGAGTTTGTTGCTGAAAAGGCCGTAAGCACAGCACAACAAAAATTCATGGGCATGGTTCATGCCACACAAAAAGGCGAAAAGGCCCCTAGCAAAGAAGTTGCCAAGGTAGCCAAGTCTATGGGCAAGAAAGATGCCAAAGACTATGCCAGCACCAAACACAAAGGTTTACCTGCACATGTTGACGAAGCCGAAATGGACGAAACTCTAGATGGCGGCATGGGCATGAGTGGTGTATGTGCAGAATGCAGTATGCCGATGGAATCATGTGGTTGTGATCATGAAGAGATGGCAGAAGCATCATATGTACACAAAGGCACATATGGTAATTCGTACAATGCCGACGATGACGAAGACGATGCTCCTAAAGGCAAAGGTCGTCCTAAAAAAGCCGACAGCGAAAAATCGTCTGCTAACTTACCATGGGGTGGTAATCCTCCTAAAGATACCTACAAGCATCAAGCTGGTAGCCGTGTACACACCATCAGTGACAAGTCCCGCAACGAAAAAGCTGACGCGGCATTTGCTCGTGACGACAAGAAATCCAAGGTACATGAAAGTATCAACTACAAGAAGTTGACAGATGACAATCACATGACCCTTGATGAAATGATCACATGTCTACAAGACGATATCAGAACATACAAGCAGTCCGGTGAAATGAGCGAAAGCCTAAGAGACTTTTTAGATCTACATCGTCATAGCCGTAAGCAAGCAGACGAAGCAATTGTCATGCCAAGCCCAACTGATGTTAAATTTGCTACTCCTGCTGTAACACGCAAAGCCGCGGCACCTGCAGGTGACAACAGCTGGATGATTAACCAGCAAGACTTTGCACAAAAAGAAAAAGAAATGCCAACTACCAAAGCAGGACTAGCACATCGCAGTGCAGAGTTGGGACTAGACGAAGAACAACAATTAAAAGAATTGGCAAAATTAGCAGGATTGACAGACGAAGGCAATGAGTTCTCAGGCGAACTTGCTAAAGCTCGTGCACAACACAAAGATACATTCAGTGTTGATGGCAAAGAATATCCTGTTACAGAAGCCGATGCTCCGGTTGACGAGCCAACAACAAAACCTGTTAATGCTCCGAAACAAAAATATTCTTCAATGAAGTCTAGCACAATGAATCCTGGCGAAGGTGACTCAGGTGAGAAGCGTATGTATCCTCCGCACCCAACTGGTGATAATGGCATGACAGAACCTGCTCGTAAGATGCCTATCAAGAATGGTGTCAAAGAAGACATTGCAACTCTAGAAGGCAGATTGGCCGCCGAATACGAAAGTATTAAAAAGGTTAGCAAGTAATGAAAATCAGAGACATCATTTCTGAAGCCGAAGAGACAGCTGACCGTCGTAATGATGGTCCAAAAGGTCAAGCATATAGCACAACACCTAAACTAGACAGTCATTATGCTGATAGTTTGGGTCGTGTGGATGTATTTCATCATCCAGCGCAAGCAGATAAAACTCATGCCATGTATCGTATGATGTTAGCCACTGCTGAAAGTGATGGTAGTGACGATCAAACTTTAACTACTGACGCCAATAGCTTTAGTGATGTTAGTAACTTTGCCACCCCATATACAGAAGTTGAGGGTAAGATGCTTGATAAAGCATATAAGCATTTGGGTATCCCAGCGACTAAAAATACAACTGGTTCTACAAAGAGCAAAGAAACAAGCGATACTCATAAAGTAAGTCCACACCGTGTAGTGGGCGATATTAAACTAAACCGTAAATGAAACAGTATCGTGTAACCAGTGCTAGCTTTGTGCATCAAGGTGAAACTGGTGATGCTGATGCAGTGCTGGATCCTCGCGATCTAGCTGAAATTAAAAAGCTAGCAGGCTTACCTGTAAATGAAGAAGCATGGGGACTACAAGGCGCCGTGGGCGGCAACTTAAACAATGTTCCTAATGCTACTGAACAAGGTATTACTAGTCCTGTTGGTAGTTCGATAACTAAAACAAACGCTATCCGCGCCGAACTCCTGGATAAGTATCAACCTAATCCAGGAAGTGATTTATGGTTTCTGATCAAATTTGATAAATCAGAGCTAACAGGCGGAAATCTAGTGGATAAGGTCAAAGCGTACTTTGACCAACATCCAGATGAGCGTCCTAAGAAGAACTCTTAGGCTTTTCTAACCCAAGATACTGATACCAGCTGTCACATTTGACATGGATATCTCTATCTTTCCACTTGTTAACTAGACTGTAGTAATCTGGCTTGTAAGGCATCCGCAGAGGCTTAATGATCTTAGAACCTTTGTGATGGTTACATGGCTTACATGCAGAAACTGTATTTTCAAAGTTAGTCTTACCGCCTGCGGCACGAGGCAACACATGGTCGATTGTTAGATCTTTCTGATCAAACACTTCATCGCAGTATTGGCAAGTGTACAAATCTCGTAAATATAGGTTGGCACGACTGAACTTAACAGCCTTTTTGTAATTAAAGTACTCTTTGGTCACACAAACGCTGGGCACATTAATTTCTAGATGTTCACTGCGAATTGTCCAATCAGGGTACGACTCTAGGATAGTAACTCTATCTAAGAAGTACAACTTAATCGCATGTTGCCAATTGATAATGCTCAATGGCAAGATTGAGATTGGTTCGTAATTCGCGTTAAGTAAAAGTGTATCTGACATTTTGAAACTCAGTTAAATATAAATATGAGCAAACCATTAGAAACCGCTATCATTAAGACACCCTATCAAAAGGTGTCCTATACTGAACAGCAGATCTTAGAGATCGCCCGTTGTGCAGACCCAGTAACTGGTCCTCAGTATTTTATGGATAATTTCTTTTATATCCAACATCCTACTAGAGGCAGTATACAGTATCACCCGTTTGGATACCAAACGAAGCTTATAGATACTTATCACAATTATAGATACTCTATCAGTTTAATGCCAAGACAAACGGGGAAATCCACAAGCGCCGCAGGGTATTTGTTATGGTACGCAATGTTTGTTCCGGATAGTACTATTTTAGTAGCCGCGCACAAATACTTAGGTGCGCAGGAAATTATGCAACGG